GCAGGGCGGCATCGGTATTGATGACCTGATGTTTATGGCTTGGCACGTGCTGCACGCCGAGAAGCGTGAAGGCCGCGACTATGACGCTTGGCTTCAGTCGGTTGATGATTTCAGCGTCGTGGAGGTCGCTGGCGCAAACCCTACGGCAGCGGCAGCATCAGACGCCAGTTAGCTGAGCTGCTGTTGGCTACCGGATACTGGCCCAACGGCATTGAGTTTGATGTAGAGGATTTGGCTACGGTGCTGCTGCTTGCCAAGAAACAACAGGAGAAACGTCGTGGCCGTTAATACCAGTGTCCAGGTGTACGGCATCAAAGAAGCCCTACGCGAATTAAACAAAATCGATAAAAGTTTGCGTCGTGAGATTACGCGCGACTACAAAGAAATTGTCAAGTCGGTCATTGATGACGCCAAGGCAGCCGTGCCGGCCGCTGCACCGCTGTCGGGCATGAACCGCAAATGGAAAACCAAATCGGGTTACGAAATCATTGGTGACGGTGGCTGGTCACAAGCCATCGCGCAGAAGTTTCTCGTCGCCAAAATCAGCACACGCCGCGTCAAGGAATACCAGGGCAACAAAGTCAATGTCGGCACGTTCAGGCTTGTATGGTCAGGTATTGCCAACCAGACCTTTGACATTGCCGGCCGCAAATCCAGCAATCCACTGGCTCGGGCATTGTCTCAACGTTGGGGATCAGCTTCGCGCGTGATGTGGCCCTCGTATGAGAAAAACAAATCGCAGGTCGATGAGGAGATGCTGCGCTTGTGTGAGCGTGTCATGGATGAAGTGAACCGCAATCTGGTGACCGCACCAGTGAGCCGTTCGTAGGATGTAGCAATGGCCGTAAGTATTCCTATTGTCTCCGAGTTCGACTCCAAGGGCATCACCAAGGCCATCAACGAATTTAAGAGCCTTGAAGGCGCTGGCGCTAAAGCCCAGTTCGCCCTGGGCAAAGCCGCGTTACCAGCAGCAGCCGCTATCGGCGGCCTAGCCGTAGTTATTGGCGATGCCACCAAGGCCGCCATTGAGGATGCCAAAGCCCAAGAGCTGCTGGCCCTAGCCATTGAAAAGAACACGCTGGCCGGTGAAGCCAACGTGCGAGCTGCCGAGGCCTACATCGAAGCCACCATGATGAGCGCAGCAGTCGCAGACGACGTGCTCAGGCCAGCCCTGGCCACCCTCGTGCAAACCACAGGCGATCTGCAATACAGCCAAGAGCTGCTGAACGCCTCGCTTGACATCTCGGCCGCTACTGGCACCGAGCTCAGCGCGGTGACTGACGCTGTCGCCAAGGCTTACGCAGGCAACACCAAAGCCTTAGGCAACCTAGTACCGAGCGTGCGCGGCCTGATTAAAGATGGTGCATCGCTTGACGAGATTATGCAGGCACTTAACGCCACGGTCGGTGGCGCAGCCGTAGTGGCCGCCAACAGCGCCGAAGGCCGGATGAAACGTCTGTCGCTGACCATTGGCGAAACGCGCGAATCCATCGGCGCCGCATTTCTGCCAATCCTTGAACGATTGCTGCCCTACCTGCAACGTTTCGCTGAGTATGCCCAAAACAACAGCGACACCATCGTAAAAGTCATGCTCGCTGTCGGCGCCCTAGCATCAGCCATCTTGGTGCTCAATACGGCTGTCAAGGTCATTACAGCCAGCCAAATCGTGCTTAACGCAGTCATGGCCGCTAACCCGGTCGGCCTGGTCGTCGTCGCAGTCGCAGCTCTTGTGGCTGGCTTTATGGTGCTGGTTGAAAAGACCGGCAGCGTAAAAAACGCCTTTATGACCATGGGCAATTTCATCATGGGAATCTTTGAGGCAATCGCCAACAATTTCGTAGGCATGATCAACTCCATCATTAAGGCAATCAATGTGTTGCCTGGCGTCAACGTGCCAATCGTGCCACGCATTGATTTGCCGCAATTCAACATTCCAGGTGGCAGCGCCGCAGGCGGCGGCGGTGGCGGTACCAGCGGCCCAGACCTGATTGAGCGACGCTTCGCGGCTCCTGTGGTGCCTGTAATTCCAGCCCCAGCGGTAACGCTGCCCTCAGCCGGTGGCGGCGGTGGCACGGTCGGCGGTGGCGGCGGCGGCATCGGTCGAGGCATGGTCGGCATTTTGCCAGTCGACGAAGGATTCTTTGGCGGCGGTGGCGGCGGCATTGGCGGCGGCATCGGCAACGAAATGACGCTTATGAGCGATACCGGTGGCATCAACATCACGATTAACACCGTCACGGCCCCATCTGATCTCGGTGACACCATCGTTAATGCGTTGCGTGATTACAACCGCCGCAGCGGCCCATTGCAGGTCGAGATTGCGTAATGGCCGCATCAGTCGTTCAATCAGGCACATACCTGCTGGAGCTCGATACTGGCTTTGATGTCAATTCGTTCAGGCTTGATGACACCGAAAAAGGCGTATTGAACAATACGACATACACACTTGGGCCAAATACGCAATACGCAGACATAACCGATTTCGTCACCGACATCCGTTACAGGCGCGGCCGTCGCAAAGTAGACGATCAGTTCTCGGCTGGCGTCATGTCATTCACCATGAATGACGAAACAGGCATCCTCGGCCCATACGACACCAGCAGTCCTTATTACGATCCGAACAACGACAAGCCTGGCTTGGCGCCCATGCGACGAATCAGGTTGAGCCGCAACAGCGATTATCTGTTCGTCGGCTACGTCACGTCATACACATACAATTTCGCCCTGGCTGGATTGAACACCGTCGATGTGACTTGCTCGGATGACTTTTATTTGCTGGCACAAACGCAAATGGCGGCTTTTAATCCCAGCCCTGAATTAAGCGGCGCGCGCGTCAGCACAGTGCTGGCATTGCCCGAAGTTGATTACACCGGCACGACCAGCATTGCTACTGGCACGGTCAACATGGGTCACGACAGCAGTTACAACGTTGACGCTGGTACAAACACGCTCAATTATTTAAACCAAATCAATGAAGCCGAACAAGGCCGACTGTTTATGTCGCGTGATGGCGTATTGACATTTCAAAACCGCATTGGCGCAACCCTCAGCGGATCCGTTATCACGTTTGCCGACAATGGCACAGCTGCCAAATACGACGAAGTAGAGGTTGAGTTTGATGCCGATGGCGTCATTAATCGCGCTTACGTTGAGGGCTTGAACAACAACACGGCTACGGCCGAAGATTTGAGCAGCCAGGCCACATACTTCATCCAGTCGCGGTCAATCACTAATAGCCTTTTGCATGACGCCAGCGAAATAACGGCGCTAGCCAATTACCTGATTGAGGGCGAGCCAGGGCCACGATTCACGGCCGTTAGCACCCATTTCGGTCTGCTGACAGATCCGCAACGCACCAATGCCGCCACCGTTGACATTGGCGACACCATCACGGTCACTAAAGACATCACCGGCCTATCAACTCTCACCTCAGAGCTCAGCATTGAAGGCATCGAAGGCACTATCAATGTCAACACAGGCCACCGGGTTACCTATTACACAGCCCCAACTATGGTGGTTTATCAGCTGATACTTGACGACCTGGTGTACGGCCAACTTGACGGAACCAACGTATTAGGATGATGTGACCATGGCTAATCCTTTTCCATTTGTTGCCGGGAATGTGCTCACAGCGGCCGAACTCAACGGCATTGGCGAAGCGTGGACTTCGTACACACCGACAATCAAGGGCGGCGCAACGACTGTCACCGCAACAATTACCTACGCCAAATACGCGCGAGTAAATAAACTGGTGATTGCAACCGTTTTGGCAACAGTAACATCCGCAGGCGCCGCAAACGGCGCAATCACGGTCAGTTTGCCAATCGCTGCGGCAACAGGATTGAACGAAAGCACATCTGGAACGTTTCTAGTCAAAGACGCTGGCACCGCCTATTATTTTGGTGCCGCCGTCATTTATTCGACTACCGAAGTCAGAGGTCAGGCGTACAACAGCGCCGACTACATGGGCGCAAACACTCCTGCATTTACTTTGGCGAACAATGACGTAATCGGAATGACCGTTATTTATCAGGTGGCATGATGATTAATTGGAACGCAACAATCTTTGACAACGCAACTGATGAACAGAAAATGGATGGTCTGCGTCTATGGCGCAACCAAGAACTCGCTGCAACCGACTGGACTCAACTGCCAGATGCGCAAGTGGACAAAGCGGCATGGGCTGATTACCGTCAACAGTTACGCGACCTGCCAGAACAAAACGATAATCCGACAAAAATTGCATTCCCTGTAAGGCCTTCATGAAGTGGCAATACGTTTTAGAGGATTGGGTCAAAGGATTCGTCGCTGGAAGCGTCGCCGTGTTTATCACAAGCGGCTACGACATCGAAAGCGCACTAAAAGCCGGGCTGGCCGCGGTACTGCCGCTGATCTACGCCTGGGCAAACACTAAAGACGCGAGATACGGCCGCAAGTGAGCCGCGAAGTCAGGCCGGTACGCCTCCCGGCTGATTTAGCCAATGTCAATCCAGGTGAAATACCTGCATACCTGCTGCGTTCAATACGGCCTTACGGTCGCCTGCATTGGCTCGCCGCACAAGCATGGGAAGCGATGCGCAGACAGGCGCACGCTGATGGCATCAGGCCGTTTAAACCGACCAGCCATGGCGACACATACCGCGATCTAGCAACACAGGAACGCGGCTTCCTCGCTCGATACACCACAGCCCCGATTGCCAACAGCACGTCAATTCGCACATGGAAGGGTCAACGCTGGTATCTAAAGCCTGGGCTGGCGCCTATGGCCGTACCTGGCACAAGCACACACAACCTCGGCCTTGCTGTTGACGTGTCAGAGGCGTCAGGTGAGCGTTTGCAGTGGATGGAAGCCAACTGTTTGACGTTTGGATTCAGCTGGGAATTCAGGTCTGGCGCCGAACCGTGGCACATCCGCTATTTCAAGGCAGAATCAATACCGCCCAGGGTGCAGCGCTGGCTCGACACCCATGCAAACTGAAATCACCGTCGCCCTCATCTCAGCCGTCGCCCTCGTGGCTGCCGGCATACCTGCT